CACCATCAAACGCCATGCCACCGGCAAGGGTAACGCATCAAAAGAGGCTATGGTCGCTGCTGCACGTGCGCGTGGTTACAGCCCAGCGGACGACAACGAGGCTGACGCGATAGCCATCCTGCACTGGGCCCTCGAGACCCGTGGATGCGTGGCATGAGGATTTACCCTAAAGGCTATGGTGGCCAGCGTCGGTCGCCCGAAGAGGTCAAACGTGATGGCTGGCACGAACAGGGTTTGCTGGCGGTGAGCGTGAATGACCAACGGCTGACATGGCCAGAGCGCGCCTTGGTCGAACAACTCGGCACGAAGCTTTATGGCAAGCGCGTCGAAGGTGGGGAGGTACGCCATGGCTGATCGCACCTGGACGGCTGACGACGTCGCCGATCATTTCGAGGAAGCGTTCCGCACTCTGCGCAAGCTGCCGCCGGTGAAGGTGCAGGGCTACTTCAACGCCTGGCCGCAGATCGTGCGGTCGGACAAGGAGATCCTCGCGATGGAGCCGCAGCCAATGCGGGTCTGGCCTTCGACTGCTGCAATCACGCGGCTTGAGCAGACCTTCGACTGGGTGCTGTGGATCGACGAGGACGAACGTCGATTGATCTGGTGGCGAGCGGCCCGCCGTCCCTGGAAGGAGATCACCTACGAATTGGGCGTTGATCGCAGCACCGCTTGGCGGCAGCACAAGCTCGCGTTGACCAAGATTGCGGCGAGGCTCAATGCTGCAGCTGCATAAAGTGTTGCAACACTTTTGTTTTCGACAGATGCAACAAATTCATGCTATGTGAAGCATATGATGGGGAGAGTACGTCGCGGAGATGTCTCTCCCCGTTTTCGGTTGAGAGCGCTTACCACCCGTCGGATGGTTATTCAAAGTCTGACCAATAGTTGTCGTATGAATCGAGTGCAGCCTTTTGTGCCGCAACTTCGTTCGCAAACGCTCTGCCCTCATCGACCTCAGAGCCGCTGACAAACGCCAGCCATTTGCCAGCAGTTGTCCGTTCGACAGTAAGCACAAAGCGGCTGCTACCATCCGGGATCAGTTCGTAGAGAGCATCTGATTCACGTGTCCAACGAGGCATGGTGGCAGGTCCTAAATGTCGATAATTGCAAGTAAAGCACAACCATCTGCTGCATGCGATCGATTTTCTAAAAACCTGTAACCCATTGAAATTGAACGGGTCCCTCCTGTTTGTAATCGTATTCGGGGGGGCGAGGCGCAAGGGTTTCCCAGTGACACCCCTGAAAATACCCGTTTCGTTTCGGTTTCCGCCGAACCCCAACAAAACAAAGGCCTGACGGCCTCTAAACCTACGCCTGAACCGAAACGGGGGTCAGACCCCATTTCGCTTCGCAGGCTTCCCAAGGACATCGCCATGGATGTTGTTGACCTGCCGCTCGAGCAGATCATTCCCTATGCGCGCAACCCGCGGCGCAACGAGCAAGCGATTGCGACGGTCGCGGCCTCGATCCAGGAATTCGGCTGGCGACAGCCCATCGTCGTGGACGAAGCGATGGTGGTTCTCGCCGGGCACACGCGGCTAGAGGCTGCCCGCAAGCTCGGGTTCAAGACCGCGCCGGTGCATGTCGCCAAGGGGCTGACGGTCAGCCAGGCGCGGGCCTTCCGGATCATGGATAACCGTTCCAGCGAGAATGCCGAGTGGGACAAAGACCTTCTGAACCTTGAACTGGCGGATCTTCTGGAGGCGGATTTCGATCTCGGGCTGACGGGCTTCACAGACGACGAATTGAACGCGCTGATGTCCAGCCTCGAGGAGGGCACCGGCCCGCAGGAGGGTGAGGACGATATCCCTGAAACTCCTGAGGATCCGATCAGCCGCCTGGGCGATCTCTGGATCCTCGGCCACCACCGACTGCTCTGCGGCGACAGCACCGTGGCCACGGATGTTGAGCGCCTGCTTGGCACGGTCAAACCGCTGCTGATGGTGACCGATCCACCCTACGGTGTGGAATACGACCCGGGCTGGCGCAACCAGGCAGGGGCTGCCAAGACAAAGCGCACCGGCAAGGTGTTGAATGATGACCGCGCTGACTGGCGCGAGGCCTGGGCGCTCTTCCCCGGCGATGTCGCTTATGTCTGGCATGGCGCGCTCCATGCCGCCACGGTCGCCGAAAGTCTCGAGGTCGCAGGCTTCACCATTCGGTCCCAGATCATTTGGGCCAAGGATCGGCTGGTTCTGAGCCGGGGTGATTACCACTGGCAGCACGAGCCAGCTTGGTACGCTGTCAAGAAGACTGGCAAGGGCCACTGGGCTGGGGATCGCAAGCAAACCACGCTCTGGCAGATCGCCAACAAGGATCAGGACGAAAAGACCGTCCACGGGACGCAGAAGCCGGTGGAATGTATGCGCCGGCCAATCCTCAACAATTCGAGCCCTGGTCAGGTGGTCTATGAGCCCTTCATGGGGTCCGGCACCACGCTGATTGCAGCCGAGACGACAGGACGCGTCTGTTACGGGATCGAGCTGAACCCGGCCTACGTCGATGTGGCTGTCCAGCGTTGGCAGAAGTTTACGGGCAAGCAGGCTGTCCTTGACGGAGGCGATACGACCTTTGATGCTCTGAAAGCCGAGCGCGAGGCCGCATGAAACAGTCCCGTATGATGTCATTGATCGAGGCCGTGACCAATGTGATCGTCGGCTACGTGCTCGCGGTGGTCACGCAAATCATCGTGTTCCCGTGGTTCGGCCTCGAGGCCGAACTCGGCGAACATATTGCGATCGGCATGGCCTTTGTTGCCGTCTCGCTCGCCCGAAGTTATCTGCTGCGCCGATTGTTTGCACTGATCTAGGCGCGACGCCCTTCGTCTCTTTTTATGTGTGTTTGACCTTAGCAGCGATGGTCGCGCCAGTATCGGTCCCACTGCAAAGCCCACCCACCGCGCACCATGGCACAGTTGATGTCGCCATGACGCGGTGACACGCACCATGCAGCTGTGCGGTTACCTCCAGCAGGACCGTCTGATCGACAGTGCAACGTGGGGCCATTGATAAGGATATGCCCATGGCGGCCGACGCCCGTTGGCGAGCCCAAAAGACCGACCAACCCGTCGCGACCCTCAATCCCACTTACTGCTGGGCATGGATGTCCAGCTGAGCAGCTACCATCCATTTCGCGGGCCGCAATTCCTGCAAGCCGCAGCCGGGGCCCTTCACTGCACCAAACGGGGCCGTCTCCATCCCAGACATGTGTCGGCGTGCAGGCAAAACTCTCGCCCCGAGGAATGATGGGCACGTCCGAAAAGGCCGCTGATGCGAAAAAAGCGGCAATTAGCGCGCCGAAAACAGATCTGTGGACAAAGAGAGGCACTGGGATGTCACCTGTTCTCAAGAGTAGTCCAGCAATCCGTATCATAGGCTGCAACAATCGAAAAACCTTGAATGGGCCTGCTGCGGCGGTTCATCGAGCCTATCCGGTGTGAGGGGCAGCGAAGTTAGATCAGACCAAGGTCTTTCAGGCAGCTGGCGGTGTCCATCAGCTGATGGGTCGGAACCTCGACCGTGATCGTGAAGCTGTCGGCAAAGGTTTTGCCGTAAACGCCCCCGTCGTCCATAAGGGCCATTTCGATCTCTTCAAGGATGACGGTGATGCGGCTGCGATCAAAGTGCTCGGGCAGGTTCCGAATGGGGAGCCGAATGCTGGTGGTTTCCATGGGGGTCACTCCGCGTGCTCGCCTTCCTTGAAGGCGCTGTCAGTGATGCGCTTCAGGAGCTCGGCGTAATAGTCGAGGTTGCCGACATGGCCCCAATGCAGGGCATCAGGGTCGGAGCCGAAGTTCGCGTCGCTCAGCGCCTGTAGCCGCGCGAGCATCGTGTCGATCGCGGCCTTCTTTGCGATAAACGCGTCTTGGGCTGTGGGGTGGTGGCTCATCTCGATGCGTCCTGAATTGCGTTGGGTGCTGTCATGAGGTTCGCTCTAGTGGCGAGACTTATCCAGTGAATTCGACGTAATTCCATATGGTTAATCGAAATCTCGAGGTCTGCGAATGTCATCGGCCACCCAGCCTATCGGCGTGATTGCGCGGCTTCTCGATCTCTCCGAGCGGCGGGTCCAACAACTGAGCCGCGAGGGCGTGATCCCGAAGGCTGAACGCGGGCAATACGACCTGATCGGTTCCGTGCGTGGCTATGTCCGCTATCTGCGCGATCAGGCGCTAAAGGCGCAGGCGGGTGCGCCAGACTATGCCGCTGAACGCGCGCGCTTCATCCGGGCGCGGGCCGACCTCGCTGAAATGGAAGCCGAAGAAAAGCGCCATTCGCTGATCGCCGCCGAACAGATAGAGGCGGCCTGGATCGCGGTGTTGGCGCTCTTGCGCACCCGCCTGCTGGCCCTGCCTGACCGGCTGGCACCACAAGCCTTTGAACAATCAACAGTCGGAGACACCCGGAACCTGATCCGCGCCGCCATCCGCGAGGTGCTCGATGATCTCGCGCAGCCAGACATTGAACTTGAAGCCGACATTGACCTCGCCGAGTGCGCTCACTCTGAAGGGGTCACCGATCCTGAAGCGCACAGTGGCAAAGGCACTGGCCGTTCTGAAGCCGCCGCCGGACCTGACGATCAGCGATTGGGCGGACCAGAACCGGCGGCTGAGCTCTGAGGCCAGCGCCGAGCCAGGACAATGGCGCACGAGCCGCGCGGAATACCAGCGTGGGATCATGGATGCGATCTCGGATCCGGCGGCCGAAACCATCGTGATCATGTCGAGCAGTCAGATCGGCAAGTCGGAGTCGATCCTTAATATGGTCGGCTATCACATCGACCACGACCCGGCGCCGATCATGGTGGTGATGCCGACCGAGCGTGATGCCGAAACCTGGTCGAAGGACCGTTTCTCGCCGATGGCGCGAGACACGCCGTGCCTGCAGGGCAAGATCGCCGATCCGCGGTCGCGGGATGGCAATAACAAGATCCTGCACAAGCGGTTTCCAGGCGGGCATCTGACCATCGTCGGGGCCAACGCACCCTCGGGTCTGGCGAGCCGCCCGATCCGGCTGCTCTTGTGCGACGAGGTCGATCGCTATCCGTTCAGTGCAGGCGCCGAGGGGGACCCGGTCAACCTCGCGAAGAAGCGGACTGTGACCTTCTGGAACCGAAAGATTGTGCTGGTCTCTACGCCGACGAACAAGGGTGCAAGTCGAATTGAGGCGGCGTTTGAGGAAAGTGATCAGCGCCGGTTCTGGGTACCGTGCCCCGACTGCGGCCATGAACAAATTCTGACCTGGGGACAGGTCAAATGGGAAAACGACGAGAACGGCGGCCATCGCCCCGAAACCGCGCGCTACCACTGCGCCGACTGCGACGCTGCGTGGAAGGATGAGATCCGCTGGGCGGCAATCTCCAAGGGACGCTGGATCGCGGACGCGCCGTTCAACGGGACGGCAGGCTTCCATCTGAACGAAATCTATTCGCCCTGGGTGCGGCTCGAGGCCATGGCCAAAGCGTTTCTCTCGGCGCGCGCCGGTGGGGATGAGACGATGAAGACCTTCATCAACACCTCGCTTGGCGAGACCTGGATGGAAAGCGGCGAGGCCCCGGACTGGCAACGGCTACAGGGGCTGAAGGAAGACTGGCCTGCGGGCACTGTGCCGGCGGGCGGGTTGTTCCTGACTGCCGGGGTCGACGTCCAGAAGGACCGGATCGAGGTTGATGTCTGGGCCTGGGGCAAGGGCCTGCAAAGCTGGCTCGTTGACCACTTCGCCATAGACGGCGGTCCTGGCGACCAAGCCTGCTGGCAGAAACTGACGGACCTCCTTGGCCGAACTTGGGTTCACGCTAGCGGCACGCCGATGACCATCGCGCGACTGGCGATCGACACGGGCTATGAGACGGCCGCCGTCTATGCCTGGGCGCGACAAGTGGGCTTTGAACAGGTGGCCCCGATCAAGGGCCTTGAGGGCTTCAATCGCGCGAGCCCGGTGACGGGCCCGACGTTTGTCGACGCGACAATCGCGGGCAAACGTCTGCGCCGCGGTGCACGGCTTTGGACCATCGCTACCTCGACCTTCAAGGCCGAGACCTATCGCTTCCTGCGGCTTGATCCGTTGGAAACCAGCCCGGCGGATGTGGAGAAGTTCCCTCCCGGCTTTCTTCATCTGCCGGGCTGGGTCGACGCTGAATGGCTGAAGCAGCTGACGGCCGAGCAGCTGGTCACGGTCAAGAACAAGCGCGGCTTTGCCAAGCTCGAATGGCAAAAGCTGAGGGAACGCAACGAGGCTCTCGACTGCCGGGTTTATGCCCGCGCAGCCGCTTGGATCCTCGGAGCTGATCGCTGGTCAGACGCGAGGTGGGAGGAGTTGGCGGCGCAGTTTGCGGTCGCTGATGCAAAGGGAACCGCCTCTGCCGGGGGACCGCAATCTGCGCGCAAGGCACAGGTGCGCCGCGTTGCGCGGTCAACATACATGGGATGAGTTTGGGCATGGCGGATCTGGT